CGTCCAACGCCCTGAACCTGGCCGACTTTATGGGGTGACGGCTATGAAGGATTATCGAAAGCTGGTTCCCCGCACACCCCCGGCGGGCCTGCTGGACTGGGCCGAACAGAACCTGGATCTGGGGCGCTCCACGCTGGTGTTCCGCCAGGTGTGGGTGACGGCCCCGCTGGACTTCCTGGACGAGTGGACCAAGCCCCGCAAGGAAAAGGCGGTGGAGGTCACCTGCTCCGCCTGCGGGAGCACCGGGACTTTCCAATGGGCCCATGACCCCAACGGCGGCTATGGCTTTATCCCCGTCTATGACTTCGGTGAGGACAGCGACATCATCGGCGAGGGGGACGAATGCCTGTGCCCTTTCTGTGAGGCCCCGGCCGTCGCCCAGAAGGCGGCAAGCGTCCGGAAGAAAGGATACTTCGTTAGCGCGGAGGCCTCGACCATGTCCGCCGCCCTGATCGGGGAGGAAAAGCTGCTGGCCCTCACCGGTTGGGTGATCCAGCGGCGGGTCTGTCCTAACGCGCGAGAGGAGCTGCGGGCTGTCCCGTCGGAGGCCTACGTGTTTGGGCCCCGGGAGCGCGTTAGGCTGTTGGGATGGAAAACTGCTTACAGCGGAACCGCCGGCTATTTTACCGCCTATGAGCGGTCGTGGCGTCAGCCGGCGGGATGGCGCGACAGCTGGGAGGAGATCAACGGCATCTTCGGCCTCACCCCGGAGCTGGTGGAGCAGAGCTGTCTGCCCCACTGCAAGCTGGACGCGTACATGGCCCCCAGGGTGGGGGCACGGCATTACCCGGTCAGCTACTTGCAGCTGTACCAGGACCACCCCAACGTGGAGCACATCCTGATCCACGGCCTGCCCCGGGTGCTGGATGACCTGCTCGCCGCCCACATGAACCGCCGCTGGGACAAGGACCGGCTGTACACCGTGGAGCTCCCGGAGCTGGACTGGTCGGCGGTCCGCCCGGCCCGGATGCTCCACCTGACCAAGGACGAGCTGCACATGGCTCAGGGGCAGGACTGGGGCGTGTATTTCTGGGAACTGTTCCTCCAGGCCAAGCGGTTCGGCGAGGTGCTGACCGCAGAGGATATTCAAAACGCCTTCTGTCTGGGTGACGACCACCTGGACCAGCTGCCGGGCCGGGGCCCAGTGGGAAAGAGCATCCGCTACCTGCTGAAGCAGTGCGAGTGCATGGCCGTCGAGGACGAGGATCCGTATCCCGACGGCATCCCCGACGTGCAGACCCTCACCGACTACTGGACCATGGCCGAGGCCTTGGGCCGGGATCTGGGGGACCCGTCGGTGCGCTTCCCCAAGGACCTGATCGCCTCCCATAATGACATGACTGAGCTGATAGCCCAGCGGGAGCTGGACGCCATGGCGGGCCAGTTCCGGATCCGGCGCAGGCTGCTCAGCCGGTACTCCTTCGCGGCGGACGGCCTGCTCATCCGTCCCGCGGCCAGTCAGGCGGAGCTGACAAAAGAGGGCGACGCGCTGCACCACTGTGTGAGCACATACGGCAAGAGCCACGCCCAAGGGAAAACAGCCATTTTCTTCCTCCGCCGGGCATCCAGCCCCGGGACGTCCTTTTACACCCTGGAGCTGGACGAGAAAAACCTTACCGTCCGCCAGAACCGGGGGCTGCGCAACTGCGCCCGCACCCCGGAGGTTCAGGCTTTCGAGGATCTGTGGCTGAGCTGGCTGCGGGTAGGAGCGCCCCGGAACAAGAAGGGCAGGCCGATCCTGCCGGGGAAACCGGCGGAAAGGGTGCGGGTGGCCTGATGCTGACGATCATTGTCCAGGTGGACCGCCCGCCCGGCCAGGCCATCGGGGTGAAGGAGGACCTGGCTATGTACTGTGAACGCTTCGGTGATGCCCGGGTGGTGTCGGTGACGGAGACCGTCCCGGAACAGCTGAGAATTGGAGGCTGATGATGGAAAACGGTAAAAGCATCGTGCGCCTGGCGGCCAAGGCCCTGGACAAGCTGGAGGCGGCGGATGGCTAAGATTCTCAAGCAGGTGCGCTGCGGGCGGCTGGTGTGCGCGGTAGTGTACACCGCCCCCGCCGCCGGGGACGCCCCCAAGGTCCGGGCCCAGAAGCAGAAGGCCAGCACCGCCGCCCGGGAGCGGCTCAACGCCCGGACCTCCTTCCAGAAGCTGGAGCGCACCCTGGCCGCCAACTTCGACAACGGCGATTTGTTTGTCACGGCCACCTATGACGACAAGCACCTCCCGGAGGATAAGGACAAGGCGGTGCGCCGGGTGCGGACGTTCCTCTCCAAGCTGCGCACGGCCCGGAGGGCCAGGGGACAGCCCCTCCGTTACATCTATGTGACGGAGGGATGCTGTCCGGGCGGGCGTTTCCACCACCACCTGGTCCTCAACGCCACCGGGGAGGATCTGGAGGAATTAAAGCAGCTGTGGCGCTGGGGCAGCCTGGAGCTGCGGAGGCTGACCTTCGACCGGGACCACCCCTACGAGGAACTGGCCAGCTACCTGACCAAGGAGCCCCGAGAGTGGGGCCACCCCCACGTGGGGGAGCGGACCTGGACGCCGTCACTGGGGCTGGCCAGGCCGGAGCCGGAGACAACAGAGGTGCCCGACCTGCTCACCCTCACCGCCCCGCCCGAGGCGCTGACGGTCTCCAAGGAGGGCCCGGTGGTCAACGGCTACGGGGAGTGGTGCTGGATCAAGTACTTACTTCCATATAACCCCAGCCGCCGCAGGCCCCGGTCAAAACACAGGCGGCGGCGGACAAAAAAATAACTTTTCTATTCTTTTCGGTCTTGGGGGTTAGTATATTATCTGGTATTAGGAGGAGAAACTTTGGGGAAAAGGTTGCAAAGCCCGCCGCAGTGTGGTAAACTGACGGTGAAGGATGGATGGGCCGTCTGCCCGGTCTGTAAACGGAACCGCCGCCTGCTCCGGGTCGGGCCTGAGACAGTGGCACGGGATCTGCCGGTGTACTGCCGGGACTGCAAGACGGAGCTCATCCTGAATATCGACAGAGGCCAGAGCGTAGAACGCCGGAGCCCATAGCACCAACCAGGGAGTTGGTCTGTGGGCTCCGGTTTTTCTTTTCCGGGAGGTGAAAATTTGGCCCGTTCCAAAAAATTCAAGACCGCCAAGGCGCTGGCCGACGCCTGGACGGAATACAAGACCTGGTGTGACGACCGGAAAACTCTGACCCACGGCTTCAGCGCCAAAAACTCTGAGTTCGTCAGCAAGAATCTCCGGCGCAGCGTGACCTACACCGTCGAGGGCTTCTGTGCCTGGGCGGGGATCTCCAGGCAGTCGTTTTACGAGACTTACGGCCGGCAATTTCCTGACACGTTTACGCGCATACGGGAAGAATGCGAAGTCGATGCCCGGATGAAGTTCGAGCTGGGGATCATCGACTCCCGTCTGGCCCCGCTGTGGATGAGCCGGTACGGCTACAGCACCAGTGCTGAGCCTGTTCCGGCAGACGGAGGAGGTGTGGAGATCATTGACGACCTGTAGGCTGTCCCGGCTGATCTCCCCAGCTTTTGCAGAGTCCCACCGGGCCGTCAAGTCTGGGGCGATCGACGAGCTGGTGGAGAAGGGCGGACGCGGCTCGGGTAAGTCCAGCTTTATCTCCCTGGAACTGGTCCTGCAGCTCCTGAAGCATCCAGACTGCCACGCCGTGGTGCTGCGCAAGGTGGGCAACACCCTAAGAACCTCTGTATACGCCCAGGTGTGCTGGGCCATTGGGGAGCTGGGACTGTCTAACCGATTCAAATGCACAGTCAGCCCTATGGAGTGTACCTATCTGCCCACCAAGCAGAAAATTATGTTCTTCGGCCTGGATAATCCCGGAAAGCTCAAGTCCATTAAGGCGCCCTTCGGGTATATCGGCCTGGCCTGGTTCGAGGAGCTGGACCAGTTTGACGGTCCGGAACAGGTGGAGAATGTGGAGCAGTCCCTGTTTCGCGGCGGCCCGTACTCCATATGCTTTAAGAGCTTCAACCCGCCCGCTATGGCCCGGAACTGGGCCAACAAGTACGTACTGGAGACAAAAGCGGGGAAGCTGGTCCGCCACAGTAACTATCTGAGCACTCCGGAGGCTTGGCTGGGAACAAAGTTCCTAAACGACGCCCAGCATATGCGGGAGACCAACGAGACGGCTTACCGGCATACATATCTGGGCGAGGTGGTGGGCAGCGGCACGGCGGTATTTGAAAACCTGCGGCTGGAGACCGTCACAGAGGAGCAGATCACCGCCCAGGACTACCACTATTTCGGGCAGGACTGGGGCTGGTATCCCGATCCCAACCACTTCGCGGGCTGCGCCTACGACAGCGGGGCGCGGACGCTGTACATCTATGAGGAGTTCCGGGGGCGGCGGCAGTCCAACACCGCCTGGGCGGAGAAGATCAGGCACCATAAAGACGATTTGATTCTAGCCGATCCCGGCAGCGGCGGTGACCGCAGCGTGGCCGATTTCAAGGAATATGGCTTCCGGATGCGGGAGGCCCGGAAGGGCCCTGGATCGGTGGCCTACGGGATCAAGTGGCTGCAATCTCTGGCGGCCATCGTCATTGACCCCGAGCGGTGCCCGGAGACAGCCAAAGAGTTCAGCGAGTACGAATATGAGCGGGATCCCAAGACCGGCGAGGTGCTGGAGGGCTACCCGGACGCCGCCAACCACAGTATTGACGCCGTGCGGTACGCCCTGGAGCCCGTCTGGAAAAGGCGTGGGAAGTAACATGAGAGGATTGAAAAAATGGCTGCTGGAGCAGTTCCTGCCCGCCTGGGCTCAGGATACGGTTTGCGCAGAGAACCGGCGGCTGCGAGCCCGGCTGGAGCGGCAGGACCAGGAGCTGCGGGAGCTGCGGGCCTACATCGACGGTCTGGAGGCCGGCGTAAGCTCCCTGCGCCGGGTGGTCATCAAAAATGAGGTGAAGCCGTGAGCATCTTTACCGCCCTGCGGGGCGCTTTCAGCTATGAGGACGCCTTCCGGGCCAAGGACTGCACATCTCAGTCTATGCGGGAGGCGGTCCGGGAGTGGTTCCGGCTGTATTATGAGCGGCAGGCCACGGAGGACTCCGATCCCTGCCAGCAGATCGCCTATACCATCGTGAACAAGCTGACCAAGACAGCCTTTGGGGAATATAAGGCCGTCAGCGACGACGGTTTTGCCCAAGGAGTGCTGGACGCCTTGGGCAAGGTGCGCAGAAAGGCCATGCAGCTGGCCCTGGTGGGCGGGGAGGCGTGGCTGAAGCCAGTGCCGGTGGGGAATGGGTTCACCTTCACGGTGGTCAGCCGGGACAACACCCTGATCTTCGGCCGGGACGGGCAGGGAACGCCCACCGACATCGGCACAGCGGAACAGACCGTGGAGGGCCGGTACTGGTACACTCTGCTGGAGCGGCGCACCGTGGACGCTCAGGGACGGCTCATCATCCGCAACCGGCTGTATCGCGCCTCCGCGCCGGGAGACCTGGGGCAACCGGTGCCGCTGGCCGCACTGGCCCGGTATGAGACCCTGCCTGACGAGTATACGTTTCCGGAACCGGTTGGCTTGGGCTTGGCTCGGCTGAAAACACCCATGGAGAACTGCGTGGACGGCAGTATGGACGGTGTCAGCGTCTACGCCCCGGCGGTGGGGCTGATTCACAACATCGACCGCAACGAGGCCCTGCTGAACGGTGAGTTTGACCGGGGACAGTCCAGGATCATCGCCTCAGCAGATTTGCTGCGGAAGGGCCGGGACGGGCGGCGGCGTCTGACGGACAAGCTATTCGTGGGCATTGACGATGACCCGGAGGCAGTAGGGCTGACGATCTTCTCCCCCAAGCTGCGTGAGGCCTCCTTCCTGGCCCGCAAGCAGGCGTATCTCCGGGACGCAGAAAACATCATCGGCCTGAAGCGGGGGCTACTCAGCGAGGTGGAGACGGCGGAGCGTACCGCCACGGAAATCACTTCCTCCGCCGGGGACTACAACCTGACAATCATCGACTTCCAAGGGATGTGGGAAACCGCAGTGAAAGAAACCGTCCGGCTGTGTGGCACTTTGGGGCGGTTGTACCACATCCCCGATGCTCACGAAGTAGCGGAGGACGCGGTATCCATCGACTGGGGCAACGGCATCCTGTACGACGAGGACAAGACCTGGACCGACTACTTGGATATGGTGTCCAGGGGCCTGCTCAAGCCGGAGATCGCCTTGGGCTGGCGGTTCGGAATGCCGGTGGAGACAGAGGCCGACCAGGCTGCTGTCCGGGCAAAATATATGCCACCGACCGACCGGCTTGCGGAGGGTGAGTGATGCTCACCGTCGGCCAGATCAACGCGCTGCGGGAGAATGTCCGCAGGATCACAGACCCCATCACCGCCTATCTGCTCCAGGATATCGCCCGCCGCGTTGCCCAGGCGGGGCAGCTCACCAGCACCGCCGCCTATCAGATCTGGCGGGCCCAGCAGCTTGGGGCTTCCCAAAAGAAGATCGAAAAAAAGCTGAAAAAGCTGCTGAGCGTGTCCCAGGATGAGATCGAGCGCATTCTGTATCATTCCGCCCAGTCGGGCTATGCGTTGGATATCCGCCGCTTCCCAACGGTCAGGGCCATCCCTTTTGAGCAGAACGCAGTCCTGCAACAGATGGTCTCCGCCGCTGTGGAGCTGGCCCGGGAGGACTTTACAAATCTCACCCAGACCCTGGGCATGGTGGACCCCCACGGCAATGCCCTGCCTCTTCAAAGCGCCTACCGGGCCTGTACGGACTTCGCCTTTGAGCAGGTCATCACCGGAGCGGCTAGCTATACCCAGGCTGTACGGCGGGCCACGGAACAGCTGGCAGAGAAGGGGGTGCGGGTGATCGACTACGAGAGCGGGGTGCATACCAGCTTGGAGGCGGCGGTACGGCGGAACATTATGGGCGGGCTGGGCCTGATGCAGGAGCAGGTCAGTCAGACGGTCCACGACCAGCTGGGCTGTGACGGCTGGGAGATCACCGCTCACGCCAACAGCGCCCCGGACCATGAGCCCATCCAGGGAAAGCAGTACCCGGACGCAGCCTACCAGGCCCTGAACGGCTCCCTGCGCCGTCGCATCGGTACCCTCAACTGCGGACACGCCGCGTTTCCCATCCTCCTGGGCGTCAACCACCCCCAGTACACCCCGGCAGAGCTGGAGGCGTTCCGCAGGGACAACGAGAAGGGTGTCACCGTGGAGGGCGTCCACTATACCGGCTACCAGGCCACCCAAATACAGCGGAAGCTGGAGCGGGCCATCCGGGCACAAAAGCGGCGCGTCATGGTCGACGAGGCTGCGGGGGACGAGGAAAAGCTGGCCTGGGATAAAACCAAACTGACGGTGCTCCGCCAGCGGTACGCCGAGTTTTCCAAGGCCGCCGGGCTCCGTACCCAGTACGAGCGGACCGAGGCAGCAGGGTTTGGAGAAAAAACTAAGAGCAGCGGGCAAAGTGCCAATGGAGAGACTGCATCTTCAGGTATTCCGGTACAGGTTGGTGCAGTGGATTTCAAAGATAAAAAAGCGGTTCTTGCCAGGCTAGACACCGCGCAGCAGGAGACAGTTGGACTGGATCATGAAGTCAACCACACGGTGACCACAGATGGAAAAGTCTGGCGGGTATCGGGTGAAAGCGGAGCAGTAGATCCATCCGCTATTCCAAGCAGTCTCACGGGGTCTTATTCTTACCACAACCATCCAGCGGCGAAAACCTGGTTTTCATTTAGTGCGGAGGATGTGCGGTTTTTCTTCGAAAGTGGAGAGGTTTACTCAAGAGCATCTGATTACTTGTACGAATATATCATGAAGCGGACCCCGGAAACTCTTGCAGTTGACCCTGATGTGGTGTATCATAGATTTAAAGAAATTGAACATACACTTGTTGCCCAAATGAAATGGGACGAGTTGATTGATCCGGATATAGATGGTTACCATCAGACTATGAAGATACTAAGTCGGGAGCTGAAATTTTTCTATGAGCGCAAAAAAAGTGAATAGCGGACATCCGGATTACTCCACTTACATAGAAAGATGCAAGGCAATGTGGGAGAAATATCAACAGCGGATTGATGAAGAAGAGGCAAAATACCCAGACTGGCATGGATTGGATCATCCGGCCAGCATGATCACAAGGCAAATTGATCGAGAACGCAATGCAGAATTGCGGAAACTTCAAGCGGAATATGCTTATCTGTTCACAGAAGAGGACTAAATACGGCTTTTATCCTCAAAGAAATAACCTCTGCTTCTGAGGACAAAGAAAATTCTTTACAAATTTGAATAAAGCGGCTATACTAAGAGTAGGATGAGTTAGTGCTTTGAGGTGGTCAATTTCGTGGCAGCCACACGCCGATGGTACTGACAGGGGAAACCCGAGAGATGCAGGAAAACGCCACGCCTGCCAAAGCACCAACCTACGAGGGGCCGCAGCTTTGCGGTCCCTCTTCCTTTGTGGACAAAGGCGAACGGCCAAAGATCCTGAGATATAAAAAATGAGAGCTGGCACAGCAGCTCTCCGATTATGGGGTAAAGGAACTTGCCTCTGTGCCGGTACTGTCCCCTAACCTAACCAGTATTAGTGTACACCGCCGATACTGAATTTGCAAGAGGAAAATTCATGGATGAAAAAACTATCAAAGCTATCGAAGCCATATTGAAGCGGGGCAGCGATGCCAAGGTCCGACGAAAGGGCAACGGCTATGTGGTCATAGAGGTCAAAGAGACAATCAAATACAGCCCCACGCCGATTGTGGCGCGGGAAGGGCAATAGGAGCCAGCTGACGGGGATAACCCGGCAGTTGGCTCTTTATTATATTGACAAATCAGAAAGGAGCAGCAATGAAACCAGAATTTTTGCAGAATTTCAAGGTAGGGGACGCACCTCTGCCCAAGGAGGTCATTGACGCCATCCTGACGGAGAATGGCCGGGACGTGGCGGAGGCGGTGAAGCCCTTCGCCGACTATGAATCCATCAAGGGACGGCTCCAGACCGCCGAGGATGGCCTGAAGGCCTTTGCCGGGGTGGACGTGAAGGACCTCCAGGGCCAGATCGCCAGGCTTACCAAGGACCTGGAGGACAAGGAGACGGAGCATAAGCGGCAGCTGGCCGATTTGGCCTTCGACGGTGTGTTGAAGGATGCCATTACCGCCGCCAAGGGGCGGAACGTCAAGGCTATCCGAGCCCTGCTGGACGTGGACACCCTGAAAGCCAGCAAGGATCAGACCGCCGACATCAGGTCCGCCCTGGAGGGGCTGAAAAAGGACAGCGGATACCTCTTTGACGCCGGGGAGACGCCTCCCCCCTACGCCGCCGGGACTGGGACAGGGGGCGTCAGACCCTTCACCGGACTGGACGCCATCCGCGCCGCCGCCGGCCTGACCACCGGCGGGCAGAACAAGTAAAGGAGTGTTGAAACATGCCCAACGCAATCGAACTGGCTAAGCAATTTGTACCCATCCTGGATGAGGTGTACAAAAACGCCTCCCTCACCAGCGACCTGGACGGCGCCGCTGAGCTGGCCCGGGCGGGCGCCAACGCCAACGAGCTGATCATCCCCATGCTGGACATGCAGGGCTTGGGGAATTACTCCCGCAGCAGCGGCTATGCCGACGGCGATGTCACCCTGACCAACGAGACGGTAAAGTGCAACTTCGACCGGGGCCGCATGTTTGTGGTGGACGCCATGGACGACCTGGAGACCGCCGGCATCGCCTTTGGCCGTCTGGCCGGGGAGTTCATCCGCACCAAAGTGGTACCCGAGCTGGACGCTTTCCGCTTTGCCTGCTACGCAGGCAAGGAGGGTATCAGCAAGGTGGCTGCCGGGGCGGTGCTGTCCACAGGTGAGGCGGTGCTCAAGGCTATCCGCGCCGCCAACGACAAGCTGGACGAGGACGAGGTGCCCCAGGAGGCCCGGTATCTCTACATCACCCCCACCCTGCTGGGTATGGTCCAGGACTTGGACACCACCAAGAGCCGGGAGGTGCTCCAGAATTTCGCCAAGACAGTGAAGGTGCCCCAGACGCGCTTTTACACCTCCATCACCCAGAAAAGCGGCAGCGGTGCGGACGCCGCCGGCGGCTATGTCAAGGGGGAGGACGCCAAGGACATCAACTTCATGATCGTCCATAAGCCCGCCGTTATCCAGTTCCCCAAGCATGTGGCTCCCAAAATCATCCCCCCCGACCAGAACCAGACTGCTGACGCTTATAAGTTCGGCTACCGCAGCGTAGGTATCGCCGACGTGTACAAGAACAAGCTGGCGGGCGTCTATGTCCATATGAAGCCCTAAGCTCCATGGTGAGTCTGGATTTTTACCTGCATGTCTACCTGGGCAGCTCCATTCCCTGTGAGGACTGGCCCGCTTATGAAGCTCAGGCATCCGCTCAATTGGGACGGTACCAGCAGATATATGCAGTGGCCTCCACCGATCCGGACGGGGAGCTGAAGGCTGTGTGTGCCATAGCGGAGGCCCTGTACTTCTTTGACCTGCTGTCCAATGGGGAGGGAGGGCCAGTGCAGAGCGCGTCCATTGGAAGCGTGTCCGCCAGCTATGGCGGAGCGGTCCAGTCCATGGACCTGAGCCCCCGGGGGCGGGAGCGGGAGCTGTACCGGTGCGCGTCCCGGTATCTGGATATCTGCAGGGGGTGCGGCTGATGGTACGCATCGTACGCCGGGATTGCCCGGTGGACTATCGGCTGTGTAATCAGATCGTGACGCTTTACCACTGGGACGGGGCGGAAACCGTCACCCGCTGGGTGGTCGAAAACGCTTTTTTGGACTTCCGTAAGAACCAGAGCATCAACAAAACCGGCAGCACGGAGATCAACAGCTTCCTGCTGGTCATCCCCTGTGAGGAGAGCCCGGTGTCCGTGGGGGACAAGGTCCTTCACGGCCTGGGCCCGGAAGTCAGCTCTGTGGAGGAATGGAGGAGGTTCATCCCTGCCGCCGTCCCAGGCCTGGTCGTGATCAAGTATGTGGACCCGAAATACTGGAAGGGCCGTATGGTCCATGTGGAGGCGGGAGGTTGACATGCACGTTGTCGGACATATTAAAGTGGACATGGCCCCGGTGAAGACCATCCTGGACCGCCTGGGCGTCAACGCCAAGGGGGACGTACAGCGGTTCCACACCGCCAACGTCCGCCGCCGCATTCAGAGGTACATGCCCTACCGTTCCGGAGCCACCATCAAGCTGATGATTGTTCAGAGCCCGGCGGACGAGCCGTTCATCCATGTGGACGTGCCCTACGCCCGGATGCTCTACTACGGAAAAGTCATGGTGGACCCCAAGACCGGCGCAGCGGGTTTCCTGACGGCTAACGGCTGGCGCTCCCGGAAGGGCGTGCCAAAGGTAAAGAGCAATCGTGATATCCGGTACGACAAGACCAAGAACCCCCGAGCTGGGCCTTTCTGGGACCGCCGTCTGGTGGCCGCAGAGGGGGCGCAGATGACCGCTGAGCTCCAGGAGTATGTGCGGAGGAGGGGACGGCGATGACCGCGCTGGAAAAGATCACGCAGTTTGTCCGCAGCTACCCTGGGGCAAACTGCTTCCGGGACTTCCATATCGACTACACCGACCAGATTCCCGCAAACGGCGGGGTGTTTCCCTCCGGGCTGGCGGAGCTGGAGCGGAAAACAGATATTTTCGGCAATGTCACCGTGACAAACCAGTACAACTTCGGGCTGTACTGCGTCTTTGAGAAGGCCGCGGGGGACGATGTCGGGGCGGGAATGAACGCCGATTGGCTTATGGACTTCCAGGAGTGGGTGCAGGCCCAATCCGTCCAAGGGGAGGCCCCTGTCTTCGGCGACGCCCCCCGGCAGGAGCGCATCACCGCTCAGAACGGCGTGCTCTACGGCGCGGAGGCCGAGGGGCTGGCCCTGTATATGGTACAACTTTCGATCCAATTCATCAAACATTTTCCAACCACAAATCCGTGGTTTCTGTAAGGAGGAAACAGTATGGCTTTCAAATTCAGCACCCCCGCCGGTCAGACCATCGACCGCAAGCTCTACCTGTGCTGCGGTAACAGCGGCACCTACGCCGCCCCCAAGTGGGGCAGGCTGGGCAAGCGGGTGGAGGACAGCTCCGCCGAGATGGACTGGGGCGAGGAGAGCAAAAAGGATATCCTGGGGGATACCTACACCACCATGAAAACACCTACCATCACCCAGACCTTTGACCCCTGCGAGCTGGACAGCGGCGACGAGTACCAGCAGCACATCTGGCAGCTGGCCGTGGTGGACCAGGACGCACCTGCTCTGTGCAGCCAGGACCTGCTGCGCATCCACCTGTACGCCGTGGACGAGAACGGCGCGGCCTTCGCCGAGCGGTATCCCAGCTCCATGGTCAAGCCCTCCGGCCTGGGCGGCGAGGGCGGCGGCAGCCTGACCATGCCCATCGACGTCACCTTCGGCGGCGCCCGTGAGGTGGGCACCGCCTCCGTCGCGGCGGACGGTACCATCACCTTCACCCCTGCGGGAACGGCAGGTGAGGGCTGATGCGGGAACTGACCTTTGCCACCGGCCTGACCGAAATGCAGGTCAACGGCGGGCGGGTGATCCGCTTCAACCCCGCCGACGTGGGCTTTATGGACACCCTGTTCACCCTGTTGGGCAAGATCGAGGCCATCGAGGCCGAGACAGAGAAGAAACGGGACAAGACCGACGACCTGGCCAGGCTGTTCGACTACGCCCGGGCCAGCGACAAAAGAATGCGGGAGGCAGTGGATGCCGTTTTTGGGGAGGGCTTCTGCGACGAGGTGTTCCCCGGCCTGCGCCTCACTGCCCTGGCCGATGGCCTGACCGTACTGGAAAACTTCGTATTCGCTGTGGTGGACCAGATGGACGAGAGCATCCGGGACAACCTGTCCAAGCGGAATGACCGCATTGCCAAATACACGGCCAAGTACCGCAGCAGCCGGCATGACCAGCCTGTGGAATGAGCTCCTGCCCATCAGCCTGGAGGTATGCGGCACGGAGTACAGGATACGCTCCGACTTCCGGGCGGCCCTGGATATCTGCGTCGCCCTCTCCGACCCGGAGCTGGACGGCCAGGACCGGGCGGCGGTACTGCTGGCCATCCTCTACCCCGACCTTGACGATATGCCACAGGCCCACTATGAACAGGCGGTGGATCAGGGCCTGCGGTTTCTCAGCGGTGGACAGGAGGATGGCGCGTCCCCCAAGTCTCCCCGCCTGGTGGACTGGGAGCAGGACTTCCCCTGCATCATCGCTCCCGTCAACCGGGTGCTGGGTCGGGAGGTCCGGGCGGAGAAGTATCTGCACTGGTGGACCTTCCTGGCCGCCTACCAGGAGATCGGGGACTGCACCTTCGCCCAGGTGGTCCGCATCCGGGACCGGCTGGCCCGGGGCAAGCCCCTAGACAAGCAGGACTGGGACTGGTACCGCCGCAACCGGCAGCTGGTGGAGTTCAAGCGCAAATACACCGGCACAGAGGACGAGCAGATCAAGCGCTGGGGCGGGTAGCCGCTCATATGCACCTTGACAACCTCATAGAGACAGCGGGAAATGAAACCGCCCCTTCATTTGTGTGCTATACCAGGAAAAGGGCTTGCCCTAAAAGGAGAATTATGGTAGTATGCAATGTGAGGGGGGGCTGTACATGTCAAGCTACACAACGAACACAAGTGACAAATCAAAAGAAGAAGCATTGAAGCGATGGAGGATTGGAGCATTTGGCTTTTTTGGATTAGAATATTTTTATGTAGGAAGGCTAAAAGCTGGAATTATCCGTGTTGTCGTTGCAGTCTTTTTAATATTAGGCTTATTAGCAAGCCTATTTGAAGGAGGAGATATCATATCTACTTTCATTTTAGGATTTGTCATTTGGGCGATTGCTTCACTTCCTAATTTATTTCGGTTAAAGATGGGAATTTTTCGAGATAATATTGGAAATGCACTCCGGGAATAGACAATCAATGTATAAAAAATTCCGCTGTCTCTATGAGGCAGCGGAATTTTTAATTGGAGGTAAATGGCGTGCATGACGGTTCCATCACCTTTTCCACGGCACTGGACAACACCCGGCTGGAGAAGCAGCTGGCCGGTCTGACCAAAAAGATTGAAAAGGAAGAGCGGCAGATCGCCGAGCTCATCTCAAAACGGGACGCGGCTAAGGAAAAGGGTATCTTCGACGGTGCGGCCCTGGACGCGGAAAAGGCCAAGCTGGAGGAGATCAAGACTCGTCTGGCGGAAATCCGGGCCGTGTCCAAGGACAAGAGCTTCAGCCCGGGGGAACGGAAAAGTGCCAAGGCGCTGATCCCCTCCGTCCGGGAGGAGCTGGCCGAGCAGCGCAGCCGGGTAAGGGCCCTCCAGTCGGAGTGGAATCGGACGGTGAGCGCCATGGAGCGGTACGACGCCCAGCTATCCGGCTCCGAGGCCGCGCTGTCCCACATGAAGGAGGAGGCCGGGTATCTCCAGCAGCAGATTGCCGAGGCCGAACGGGCCCGGGCGGAGGCGCTGGAACGGGCCAAGGTCGCTGACCAGCATATTGTGGATCTGAACCGGGAGCTGGTGGAGCTGAAGCAGCGGCAGAAGGAACTGGAGGGCTCCGGCATCGGCCTGGGCTATCAGGAGTACGACAGGAACGCCGCCCGCATTGCGGAGATCACCAGAGACCTGAGGGAGTACCAAAAGGCATTGACCGGCGTGGGGGAGGCGGCCCGGAAGCAGCCCGGGAATACCGTCCAAGCGGCGGATAAAATGGCCTCGGCCCTGTCGAACCTGTCGAAGCTGAACTCTGTAACGCGCGGAGGCAGCTTCGCCGCGTTCAAGGAGATATCCTCCGCTCTCGGCCTTATGGGGCCCAAGGCCATGGCCGCCGTGGAGGCGGTCAAGCTGGCGAAGAATGCCGTGGGCAAGCTGGCGGGCTCCGCCTCCAAGCTCTTTTCCCTTTTCACGGCTGGCCTCCGGAAAGGGCTGGCCCTGGTGAAAAAGTTCAGCAAGGCGGCGGTCAAGGCGTTTCAGCTGGCGGCGGCAGGGGCGCTCAGGCTGCTGAAAGAAGTAAACATCTTCCCCAAAATGTTCAGCTCTATCGGAAAGTCGGTTAATCAGCTGGGACGGATCCTCCGGTCCGCGTTGATCTTCTCGGTGATCTACAAGGGGCTGTCTCTGGTCCGGGAGCAGATGGGCGCGTATCTGACGGTCAACGCACAGTTTACCTATGAGCTGCGCCGCCTGAAGGGTGTCCTGCTGACAGCCTTCCAGCCCATATACGACGTAGTCGTCCCGGCGCTCACCACGCTGATGAACGTCCTGTCCCGGGCTATCGCCGTCGTGTCCCAGTTTATGGCGTCCCTGTTTGGCACTACGGCGAAAAAAGCCCAAGCCAATGCCAAGAGTCTGTACGAACAGGCCGACGCCCTGAAAGCAACCGGAGCCGCGGCTGATGAAGCAGCTGGCTCCCTGGCTGGATTTGATGAGCTCAACACCATCCAGACGGAGAACAGCGGCGGGGGCGGCGAAGCGGGTGAGATCGACACTGGCCCACTGTTTGACTACGAGTATGATGACACGGTGTTCACCTCCTGGGGCGAGGCGTTCAGCGCTTTTTTGGATAATCTGCTGGCCGGCATCCCCAAACTGGAGGAGGCATTCAGCGGCTTTGCTTCCCGGCTCAATGATTTCTCCAAAAAGCTGCTTGAGATGTTTACCTTCCCAGGTGTGCTAGAGAAGGTGCAGCAACTGGGGCGGGACCTGGCTAACGCCTTTAACCACCTGGTGGATCAGATTGACTGGTATCAATTGGGACAAGCCCTGGGGGCGGGGTTAAATTTGGCTCTGCAATTCCTGGTAAGCTTCCTCTACACCTTTGATTGGCTGTATCTGGGCCGCAGTCTCGCGGACCTAATCAATGGGGCGGTATCTGAAATCGACTGGTACGCCGTGGGGCAGCTGCTGTGGAGCGGCTTCAAGATCGGCCTGGAGACCCTGGCGGGCTTTCTGCTGGGGCTGGACATGCCTCAGCTGGCCCAGGCGGCGGGCAATCTCGTCAAGGGATTTTTCAACTCCATGACAGAAACCATCCAGCGCATCCCCTGGGAGCAGATCGGCGTCCAGATCGCCGCGTTTCTGAACAGCATCGACTGGTATGGGACGATTGTAAGCGTCCTGACGGCGATTGGGAACGCGATCAACTCGCTGTTCCAGATGGTCAAGAGTTTCATCGCCGCCCTGCAATGGAGCGAGATCGCCGCGCAGATTTACACAGCGGTCAACGACTGTCTGGGGAAAATAAACTGGTGCGATCTAGGCCAGACCCTGGGCGACCTGTTTATCCACATCTTTGATTTTGTCCGTGAAGTCATTGCCGGTATCAACTGGGAGCAGATCGGCAGAGATATCGCCGCATTCCTGAATGGCATCGATTGGGCGGGCGTGTTATCAGGCCTGGCCGGGGCTATTGCGGCGGGCATCAATGCCGCTATTGACACGCTGGGGACCCTTGTGTCGGCCTTGGAGTGGGACAAGATTGGCGCTGCCATCGCTCAGGCGGTGAACAAGCTGTGCGCCGAAATTGACTGGGCAGAGGCGGGCAAGACCTTCAGCGACGGCCTGTTGGGCCTTATCGACATGGCGATCGGGTATATGGAAACGGTCGACTGGAGCGCTGTCGGAAAGGACATCGTAACTTTTTTTGAGAACATAGACTGGAGAACGCTGTTTGCCAACCTTGGCACGCTTATAGGCGACGCAATAGTGGCCGCACTGGAACTGTTCACCAGTGACCCGGTCGGCCTGCTGAAAATCGGTGCGGACATCGTAGCCGGTATCCTGACGGGTATTGGGAACGCCATGCTCTCGATTGGAACCTGGCTCAAAGAAAACCTGGT